ATGACCCAAGCATCGAAGTCTGAAGCAGAGAACGAACGTGCGCTGCTGGGGAAGGCGCGAGATGCGCTGAGCTTCTACGCTTGCCACGGAGGCGAGGCGGTTCCCTGCCTACGTACTGCTGCGCAATGCCAGCACGAGTGCGGCAAGCCAGCAGCAGATGCGTTCGTTGAGATCGACGCAGCCCTACTCGCTAGAGCCGAAGCTAAATCCAAGGGACCAGCCATGACCACCGACACCCCATCACCCCTGCCTGCTGAGATGCCCAACACGGAAAGTCTTTGCGGCAATTACGCGCCGGACAGAATTTGGCTGCTGGATATGGGAAGCGGTGACGTTGAGTGGTCGGGCGAGCCGGAGCCTGATGGAGAGCGCCCCCTTGAGGCCGTCGCATACGTTCGCGTTGCCTCCCTACCGACCCCTGTGGCCGACACACGCCCGATCTCTGATGTCACGAGGCGGATGGAGAAGATACTAAACCGCGAGTTCGTGATGAAGCCCGCCCTGTCAACAAAGGACATCGACCGTGGCTGAACCCACCCCATCACCCCTGCCTGCTGAACTGATTGAGGAAGTGGCTTTCCAAGATCGTGTGCAGCCTTGGCTCATGGCCTGCTTCGGCGCGATGATTGCCGGGGACCGTGAGGAACGCAATCATCGCTTTCTAGAAGAGGCGCTTGAGCTTGTGCAGTCATGTGGTTGCACCGCGCACGAAGCACACCAGCTTGTCGATTACGTCTATGGAAGGCCGGAAGGAGAACCCCCGCAGGAAGTCGGCGGCGTGATGGTCACGCTGGCCGCCCTCTGTCTCGCGAACGGCATGGACATGCACAAAGCCGGTGAAACCGAACTCACCCGCATCTGGACGAAGGTCGAGGCTATCCGCGCCAAACAAGCGGCTAAGCCAAAGCATTCACCACTACCCGCCGCCCTCTCGCACAAGAAGGAAGATGGACAGTGAGCGAGTATCCCGGTTCTCAGAACGATGTCCGCAACGAGGTTTCATACTTGCCGCTGCTGGCGTTTGTCGTGGCGGTTATCCTGATAGGAATTTTCGCATGACCTCCCCCGACACCCCACAGCCAACAGAGGCTGACAAGGCGCTGGCTATAGACATCGCCGTTCTTTGGGCAGCAGGCAAATTTAATAGCGCCTATGCCCTAGCCGCCCGTCACGCCCAGCAGGCGCGTGAGGAAGAACGGGAGTGGAACGCCTCGCTTGTGAGAAGTCGCGCTGAAGAGGCCTTCGTTGAAGGAGATACCTGTCTTGAGACGGTTTCTGCGTATCTGCATTCATGTGCGAATGACATAGCCATTCGCAACCTCCCCCTGAAGGATCAAGCCGATGGACACCCCTAATGATTTCGCCTTTTACCTAGGCCAGATGGTCCGCAAGAAGCGAGGCTCACAATGGCGCGGGCCTGTTTGCGGTTGGTACTCCACCGACCTGACGCCCGAGGGCTATGCGGTAGCTAGTGTCAACGAACCCGGCAACGTGCAGATTTACCCCGTCGCCGCCCTTGAACCTTGGGATGGAGAAGCCGATGCAGTCTGATGCCAATGAGAAGCTGCTGCCGTGCCGTGTTTGCGGCGAACCTTGCAGCGTGCAGGAGTTCGACAGGCCCACTGTAACGGGAACTTTGTGGATTTGCTCTAAGGCACCTATGCTTGGCGGCAAGTGCCGGGAGGGGGTCGCGTATTGGTCAGCGGAAGCATGGAACACCCGCGCACTCTCTGCACCGCGCACACCCAGCGAGCCGGAAGCCTTGCTCCAAAAAGGTCCGAATGGGGAGAAGGAGCTTGAATTGTGGCGGTATGGCGCTGGGTGCCTGACCGATGCTGACAAAGCGGCAGGCTGGACCGAAGTTCCCCTCTACGCCCATCCTGCACCCAAGCCGGTGGCGAGCGATCTTGAGCAGCATCTGAGAGAGGACGTCGCACGCTTAGAGCAGGCGGGGATGTATTTTGAGGATGTGGCCCTAGCCGCCGAAGCCCGTATCGCCACACTTACCGCCCGTGTTGCTGAGCTTGGGAAGGAACGGGATGCGCTCCACCACGCACTTTACAACCGCGATGCAGCCTTCGCCAAGGGTCGGGATGCGGGGCTTGAGGAAGCTTCGTACAAGGCGCATTGCGCAATCGTTGATGTAGGGTTCCTGCCGGGTGTCAAAGCACCATGCGACTATTCGGAGGCTGTAACCAAAGCCATCCGTGCAAAGGTTTCCTACAAGTCCGCTGTCCGTTAGCTAATCTCCCTAACAGGAGGGCACATGGAACAGCGAGACAGGATATTGAAGCGCGCAGCCTCAGCACGGGCGCGGATGGATATGGAAGCATGGGTGAAGCTTGTGATACTGGCGGGCGAGTTGCGCACTATGCGCGGTAAGGGGAATGACGATGAAGCTCTGGCTGATCTCGCAGAATGAGAACCAGGATCACGACACGTTCGACAGAGCGGTGGTGATTGCTGAGACGGAAGAAGCTGCGCGCCACACGCATCCATACGGCGACTGCACATGGAACGGCAGCGCATGGGACGAAGACGATGGAGGCCGCGATAGGGGGACGTGGTCCCACCCCAAGCACGTTGCAGTCGAATACATTGGCGAGACGGAACGCGAGGCCGGTGTGGTCCTTGCGAGTTTCAACGCGGGGTAATGCTCAACCTAGCCATCATCGACCAGCTAACGGCCCTCCATCCTAATATGCGCGTACAGTGGCGCACGCGTCCCACAACGGATGGCTGGGAGGCAGAGTGCCGTGCAGGACCGGATGGCAGGATAACGCCTATATGGGCCGCAAAGGGCGATACAGAGCAAGCCGCGCTTGATACCGCTGTAGGGCACGCTCTGCATTATTGGGGCTGGGATTTGGGGAGGGGTTAGCCGGCGCAACCCTTGAGGACGGCGTCGGCCCTGTCCCCGAATAACTCCCACTGACGGACCTTGGCCAGCAGAATATCCGCCAGCACGCGCGCATCATTGGTCGAACGGCGAGGGAGCGCGCTGGGGCGCTTGGGGATGTCCTTTTCAGCGACACAATGCTCCACCCTGGTAACAACCGTCTCCACCGTCCTTACTTCGACCCCGGGTTCCTTTGCGGTCGCGCATCCGGTCAACAGGGCCACCGCTATCAAGGCGTAATATTTCACTGCCATTCCCCCTTGAATGAATCCGAAACCGAGCACTGCCCTGTTGCATCGACCGGACGTATAATTTTTGCAGAGGCGTTCAGCTTGTCGATTGCCGCTTGCCGGACGTTGGCAACCGCATCGACAAAATCGATCCTCTGCCGCGCTGCGTTCATCCGGTTTGCGTCGGAATTGGCCAGCGCCTTCTGCTCAGCCACCATCTTGGCAATGGATCTCTGCAGCGTGCCTATGGAGGCATTGCTTACCGATAGCTTGAGCGTGGCCTGATCACGTTCGTGCTTGGCGTCGGACAGTGCCCCGCGTGTTGCCAGCAAGGCGATGATGAGCAAGCCGATGATCGCGGCGGTTCCGATGTAGGCCCATAGCTTCAAGTTCAAGGCTGATAGGATTGGCATGTTACGGCTCCTTCTCGGTGCGACCCGAAGGAGGCTCACAGTCCTCATCGGTCGAGAGGACAACGGTCTCACGAACAGATATATCCTTGTTAGCCTCTGCCCATTCGCGGCTCACGTAGCGCCCTGAAACGGCACTCCGGAATCTGTGGACGACGATGCGTGTCATGGCTTGTCACCTTGTTCGATAGGGACAGGATCATTCGGCGCGTTAACAATGCGCGTATCAACCGGCTCCTGATCCTTGACCTTGCCGCCCGATGAGGAACCTAGCCAAAACCCCACGGCCAGAAGGGCGAAGTTCTGCCATGTGCCAATGATGTTGCCCTTGGTGACTTCATCGCTGGACCACCCGAGTATCCACGCGCTGACGCAGGCAAACCCGACCAGCACAAAGCACGACACACCCACGACGATGGACAGGTGCGGGATGGTGCCCTTGGTCACGACACACCCCAACGGATCGCAGCGCCAACAGCCATGCCGGCGCAGAACACGATGCAGAGGATGGTCACAGCAGCCATGACCAGCGCTCGGCTGAAGTCATGGGCCATGTCGTTCGTGCCGTCGCTCATGGGAACCTCGCGAATGCTTCGGCTAGCCTCTTGTCATAGCCCTTTTGGCCCGCGCCGTTGTATCCGCGGGCAAAGGCAAGGCAGGCTTCGGGCTTCTCGCTGATGGACCGCAGCGCGCTCTTGAGGCCGTTCACCTCGATGAAGCGGGCCAGTTGCTCATAATGCGCCGCCTCGCTGCGTGAGAGGCCCCAGACCATCTCCGCTACCGATGGATAGCCAAGCGCCTTCCAATGCGCTCCCATGACCTGAAACGCGCCAAACGAGGCACATTCCGCCGCGGTGCCGAAGCCAAAGCGCATCGAGGCATCAGCCAGCTTTTCCCAGCTATCATTGATGCCGTCGCCGTCCGCGTCGATCGTGTATTCCTTGGGGTTGGGGCTGGGGTTGGACAGCAGGGGGATCGTGACCTTCACGCGCCGCCAGAGGTAATGCCGCTCCCAGAGGCATTTCAGCAGCCCGGCGTTATCCCATCCCCCGCCATTGCTCTCCACCCGCGCAACGGCGGCCAACTGGCGCACAGAGCAACCAAGGCGAACCGCAATCCGGTCGATATCGAACGTCGTGACTGCCACAGCATGGGTGTTACGGAATGTCTCGATGATCGCGCGACGCGTAGCGGGGCCGGGCAAGCCATCCTCGACAAGCTGCGGTGACGCGCCCTTGAGGTTAAGCCATATCTGCAAGGCCTGAATTTTCTCAGTCACGCTCGCGATCCTTCATAGAGCCATCGGGGAACAGGACTGACAGCGTGGAGCGGATCGCCTTGACGTCGCCCTGGATGTCGCTGAGTTTGTCGCTCATCTTGCGGTTTTCCGATTTCATGTCCCGGATATCCTCAGTGTTGCGTTCGATCTGCCCGCGCGATTCCCCGAAGAAGATTGCCCCGTTCACGATTGAGGCTAGAAGGGCGAGGATCACTCCCACCGCCTGCCAGTTCCATTTGCCCCCGCTGCCGTCCATTATGCCCGCCCCTTGATTACTGATGTTGACGCCCTGGTGGCACATGCTAAGTGGTTGTTCACGGGGGTGTTCCAGCATGATTATCCATCGCATTCTTCGCCTGCTGTTCGGCCCGGCTCATTGGGCGTGCCCTGAAAAAGCGGCTGATTGCGCCAGCGCCAATCCATGCGGGGCGTGCAAGGCGTCGACCTGGTAACGCAGTCTCTCAATCCAGCACTAGCTTGGCGAGTTCGCGCCCTATAGCCGAGTGCTCCAGAAGGCCCGGATGATTTATCGCGTTTGCGGTGCACACGTCAGGAGATGCCAACCCTATGGCCCCGATATATTCATCATTGTAGATCGCCGTCATCGGCACAAAAGCTGAGTTGGTATAGCGGGCGACCCTCTCGATCGCTCGGTTTGTCAGCGCCCAATCAGAGACACTGCCAACGCGGGGACGGGGGCAACCCATCAGCACCACCTCTGCACCTGATGCCTTGAAGGCGTTCACGACGATGACAAGATTCGCTTCCGTGGTTGAAGCCCCAAGCTCGTTCATTCCGAATGATATTACTGCGAGATGGCCGCCCAGCGCGACAGCGGCAGTTGTCCAGGCGCTTGGCGATGCGCCCGAAACGGCGGCGGTTGTAGCAGTGCTGCCAACCCCGAAATTGTCGTAGAACAGGTCCGTTCCAAGCACATACCCGAAGGCTTCCAGCGCCGATACCAGCGACCAATTCCAGCCTATTCGGGAGTGGACCGAACCCGCGCCGTCGTCACTCCGACCCAGTTGCACGGCAGTATAAGTGGGGAGCGCGTTAACCACATCGTCGCCAATGTTGTCCCGCAAATAGGTGTTTGCCGTGCCTGTAGCCATTGCCCGGTCACGGGACGCCCCATTGGGGACTGTGCTGCTGGGTGTGGCAGACTGGATTGCGGTTATGCTGTCACCAAACCCGACGATGCGCAGCGACTGTCCGCGGCGGATACGCTCGATTGTCTTTCGCAAGGACCGGCGAGATCTGGCGCGCATCCCATCCAGCCAGGGCGTAAGGGAGCGGTCCTCACCATTGGACACGTTCCACACTGGAACAACCGTGATCGCGCTTGCCGTGACCCTGACGTGAAAAACGGGCACAAGCGGAGCGCTCGTTACAGTCGGGATGAACTCGGGGGCATCTTCCACCCGCTCTGTTCCGGCAAGCACGCCAAACGCCGATGTGGCGAAATTGTAATAGAGCATGTCATAGCGGACGTTCGATCCCGTCGCGGCGGTAAAGGCCCGCGCGTCCCCGACGCCGCTATTGACGCCGTTCCTGCTGACGGTTGCGGCAGTCGTAAGTGTCATGCTTGCGATGTCGTAGGATGCGGAAATAACCCGGTCATCCAGAACAGCACCATCAACATTGGCAAGAATGCCGGCAACGGCCTCGGTCCATTCATAACCCACTTCGATCTGGATTGAGACTGACACAGGGTTGCCGAGTGTTTCGGTAACTGTGTCGCCCACTGTCCCGCTATATTCTGATGAGGGGAAGGTTCTGCTTGAACCGCCCTCAACATATCGCAGCCCAGCGCCGCTAATCACATTGACATAAACGTGTGACCCAGCAGGGAAAGCAACAGGCTCAGAAAGGGTTATGCGGTTCGCACCAGTGGCTGATGCGCTGAACGTGTTATCCCATGTAACAATACTGGCAGCATTAACGACAAGCACGCGAATGGCGGAAGGGCCGCCCATTCGCACAGTAAACGCTTGCAGGAACCCGCTCTGTGCGGGGCTGTCATCGCTTGCGAAATAAATATTAGGAGAGGAACTATGCGTGTCTGGCGCCAGCGTTCCGAACATTTCGCCCCGGACGCCGACACTTGCCCCAACGCCGCTGATTTGCTGCTGGAGGGAACCGCCACTCGTATACGCCACCTCATACAATGCTGACAGGTTGACAGGGTTAACCGGGTTGATGGCGACTGTGTCACCAAGCACGCCGCTATAGGCGGAGGAAGCGAAATAGCAGGATGTGTCCGGGCCGGTAACATCATAACGCAGACCTGAGCCGGATAGCCATTTGCAGAAAACCCGCCCCCCCGATGGGAGCCATTCATTCCCCATGACGATGGTGTGGATGCCGGATGTGGAAACGCTTTCATTCCTATCCCACAAAACCAGACCAGATGCGTCTACCCCCAAAAGCTTAAAGGTCGTCGCGCCCAGAAAACGCGCAGACCAACTAACAACCAGGCAATCAGCGTCGGCAGCATCGAGAGGGGCGAAGAAATACGTGTCCTCCGCTATCGTGAGCGCATTTGGCGCATTAGTTCCGATGCTGGCGTGCGAAACATCGGTTTCACCAATGGACGCCGCAGTATCTACCACGGCTGTTATTGCCGCTTCTGCTGAAGCCGCTGCCGCCTCGGCTGCTGCTGTAGCCGCTGCTGCCGCAGTCACGGCGGCACCGGCCGCCGCGGCAAAGCCAACATTTAATTCAATGATCTGCCCACCAAAACTGATGTTGAGAGTATCGCTCATTCCGTAACTCTCCCGATCACGGCGAAAACGCCGCCCAACAGCAAATCTTCATCTCCTCCCACCGTCATGAGGAGATCATAAGCGAACTGTGCTGCACCATCACCAATAGGCGCCGCGGGGAGGGCATCAATTTCCACTCCGGTCAGGGATATGGTGAAGGTGGTAACGCCATCTTCCACTACTGGACCAGAAACCGTGAAGGTGGTGAGCGGGGCGCCTGCTGCGTCAGGCTCAATCCGGATCTGTCCCCGCAGTGTCGCCCCGGTGAAATCCCCACTGAGCCTGAGAAACCCAGGATAATCACGACCGCGCGATGCCGTAAGCGTCGCAGGTCCTTTCTGCGCGGACCTGAGCCAGCGCAGCCAATCGTCAAATGCAGCCAATGCGGCCTCCTAGGTTATCTTGAAAAGCGCGGTCAGGTCTGATGCCGCGGCGATCTCGTCCGCCTTGTCCGGCATGGCTTCCACCAATGCAGCCCGGAGCAAGTCCAGGTTGCCTGAAAGTTCGCCTCGGGTGGCCTGGACAGGAATCTTCAGTACGCGGCTGTCCGGGCCAAAATCCTGCAGGGCGACCATGCCTTCCGGTCCCGAACCTCGCATGGTCTCGGCGCCTTCCAAGGTGTCGTAAACGACGAAGTATTCCTTCACCGAAGGTACTCCTGAGCCATCACGTCATATGCCCCGTCCGTCGATGTCGTGTTGGCGGTGGCGCGCTCGAACAATACTTTGAGGTCGTATGTCCCCGCATCCACGCCGTCGAAAAAATGGGTGGGATTGAAAGGCAGATATGTCGGGCCGTTCCCATCAACCTTGACCTGGTAAATGCGCGACGCGACGGGCACCGCGGACTGCTCTAAAAGGTAGGTTACAAAGACATCCACCGCGTCACCGCCGTACAGCGGGACATGTGCCGTGACCGCGAGAAGAGATTCATCCTCTTCCTTGTCAATCGTCATCGACAGAATGAGCGTCGGTGTTCCGCCCGCCGATTTCGGAGTGCTGGCCGTCACGAACCACGGGATTGTCACTGCGTTAGGTTGGATAGCGCCCGTTGAAACTTGATCGTTCGCGACACCGCCGCCCGCCTTGATGGTAGAGTCCACATCGTCCGATGAGAGATCCCCGACCGGCATTTGCGATTCCACCGCATTCGCCAGCGTGTCGCGTTCTTCCCCTGTCTGCCCAAGCGACGGAGTAGGTGGCGGGTTTGCTGTCCTGCCCAGCGCATAGTCGTGCTTGGTGGGATCTTCGCTCACCATCGTCAGCGTCACGGTCATCGTTGCCGGATCGATGTCCCGCTGCAGAATGATCGCATCGCGCTGCAGGCCGTACATCGGCAAGTCGATGGCAAGGCATTCGCCCGGACGATATGCGCGCATACGCGGACCACATGGGATGATGATCGGCGTCAGTTCCCGGCTGTCCAGTAGGACATAGGCTGCAAGCTGCGCCGCCTGTTCAGCGTCCTTCACCAGGTTGAAGGGCCATTCCTTGACCTTCTCCTCCCCGTCCTCGGCAACGTAGGTCGGGACACTGACAGCGCCGGCCACCACCGGTTGCCAATCGTGGTCAGGCGATGTGTATTTCGGATTGATCGTGTTGACCCGCTCGCCCCATGATTGCTGAGCCGTGATCTTTACCGAGCCTTCCGCCAGGTCCGCTTCAGTGATCGTGTCCAGCGCGACTTGCGGGGCGGAATATTTGAACGACAGCAGCCCTCCCGATGAAACGATAGGCTGAGCGCCGCCAGCTTGGGCAATGTCCTTCAGGTTCCCCCAGCGGGGACCAGGCTCAAATATGCGCCCAAAGATCGTCCAGTCGTTCGCCTCACAAACATTGGCCCATGAGGCGATGCAGCCCCAATCGATGCCGTCGGTGGGCATTCCTATGCCGAAGGTGCGCTTGCCGTTCTGATAGCGTCCGTAGGCGTAGACACCGGCATGGAGCGCGGGGTTCTCACTCCACGTCCATGTGGCTTCGTTGTTGATGCGATGCGAACCAGAACCGCCCGGGAATGTGCTGTCAAGCCGAGGGTCGTATGTCTTCACCCATTGGCCGTATGCGCCGAACTCTGGAACACCCGACGCGAACCGCTTGCCGTCCTTGTCGAACTTGAGGTTCCACCCGATAGCCGCCTGTCCCGACAGCTTGTAGGACGAACCCCAACCCGGAGCGCCCGAGAAGTGCGGGGCCAGCGCGCCGGATTCCGGTACTGCGCCAAGCTGGGTGTCGGTGTAGAGATAGGTGTTGTACCAGCTCGTTACCGCCGCCTTGTCCACATAGGGCGTGATCGACTGGACCGGGCCTCCGCCGGAATAGACGGTCGGCATCCAGCGGTAAGGGTTCGGCACCTTCTTCAGTGTGGCGCCGTATGCGGTGTCATGGCGAAGCACGCCGCCTACGTATCCTTCCCCCATGACATAGGGTTGCGGGGCATCGGGGGAAATTACGACGCTTGTAACCGCCCCCCTCGCAGGCGGGGGCTTGGCGAGAAGGCTTGAGCCGACATTCGCCGCAGCAGAAATGCCCCCCGCAATGGCCGCTATGCCTTGCCCCCCTGGGATAACTGCCGCGACCATAGCTACTACGCCAGCGATTTGGCCAACGGTCTTCAGGACCTTGCTCATACGCGCCAAGCGCCGTCGAGTTCATCCAGCGAAATGTCGAGAACCACCAGTTGCGGCGCATCCTCACGCCAGCCGAACGCCTTGCTTGGTCCAGCACAGATAAAGATACCGCCGATTTCATCCCCGCTCGCCGCGGCGCAAAGGTCTCCCAACATCATCTGAGCCGGCGTGATGCGCGGCAGGATGCTGTCCAGCATCTCAATGACATTGGACCACCCATGTTCTTTCATCGCCTTGCGCGCCGCCAGTTCCGACCGGAAGCGGGGCAGGGTAGGCGAGCGCCTGCCCATCTGGCGCAGTTGGAACTTGGCGAGGTGAACGCAGGTCACGCCTTCCGTCCATGAGAATTCCTTGCCGCGGTACTTGTTCATCGTGGCTTGGGTGGCGTCCCGGCGGCGGATCAGTTCGCTAGCCACTTGCTGTCCCCCATCTTGCCAGAGATCAGCCCACGGAACCCGCCGCTACCGCTGGACCCGCTTGGCTTCTCCACACCCCATGCGACCTGCTGGCCTAGACCCGTTGCATTGTCCTGCCCAAGTTCGCCGGGCCATACCGACTTGTGGAATGTCGAATTCAGCGAGTTGCCGATATTGCGCTCCATCAGCCGCGCCGTGTTGGATACAATGCTCATGGAAAGCACCGTCGCTTCACGGCTGAACTCAAGCGAGGTCTGGTCAACCTGCCCGTCGAACTGCAGGTCAGGCGTGCCGATCAGTGTCCCGTCGTCCACGTCGTATTCGGCAATCCAGAACCGCGCGCGGGATGATTGAAAGCCGGGCTGCGAAAGATCGCCGGGAGCCGTCTCGCCGGGCGGGAGAAGGCTTAGCTGGAATACCGGGACTTCCTCCCCAACACCCTCGTTCATGCTCTCAACGCCAGCGACAACGCCAAACACGGCATCCTTTGCGCGGTATGTGTTGGCACCCCAGACGATGAAGCCACCGTCAGTCAGACGGAGGTCATATCCGGGGAACGCAATGTGGATGAGGCCGGTGAAGGCAATGCGCCTCATGCGGCTTCCTCGATCATGATTGTGCCGCCGATGCGGACCAGTTGATCCACCGACAGAGACCACCCAACAGCATCAGTCAGGTACCCGCCGACCGTCGGATGCGCCAGTTCGATAGTGTCGCCGTCAGCGAATGGCGCGCGTAGAGCCGGCTCAATCTCGATGGTCGCTTGCCCGCTTGAGTTCGCAGCGACCGCAGAAAGGCAGCAATGCAGGAACCTGTCACCGCTCGCAGCCTCGGTGATCGTCAGCCAATAGCCTTCGCGGAACATGTAATTTGGTGTCAGACTGTCAATCGCGAGCGTTGTTCCCGACTGCCCCGCACCGTTTACGGTGGGCGAGCCGGGACTGCCCTGGTTCACTTCCAGCAGCGGCATCTGTATCCGCAGCCCTTCACGCTTGGCGCGCTGCAGCCTCGCCACAAACGCACGGGCAACGTCCGACTTCATCGGCGGGTAACTGACAGCCACCGTGAAGCGTGAACCCGGGCGGTCCACACGAAGCGCAGGCGCACCCGATTGCGGACGCTGCAGGAACCCGAAGTCAAGGATGGTGACTTCCACCCCGTTCGGCGCCGGGGTCGTTGGCATTTCGATCATCCGAGTGCCCACTTGCGGCTGCGCGCCATCGACATGCCGGCAAGGTTTGCCCCGCCGACCGCAGCGTTCGCGTTGCCCTTCTGGATGATGCCCCAGAACTCGTCCGTCGTGATGACGCCGTTGATGTTGTAGACGTTACCGCCAAGCCGGTTGTTAGGCGTGACCTTCGAACCGCGGGGGAGGTTCACCAGTTCCGGTCCGCGCTCACCCACTAGTGACAGCCCGCCGCGTGCAAAGTTAGTCCCGTTGGCATAGCGAGGCGTGTTGATGCGGGTTTGTGCACTTTTACCGAACGCGCCCATCCCGCCAAGCTGCAAGCCAACGCCGATCACTGCGCCCAGAATGTCGAGAAACCCGCCGCCCTTGATTGCATTGGTCAGGGTCTGGAGAGAGGATAGGGTTTTCTCAGCCATGTCCTTGAAAGATTCTGCGATTGCGACGGTGGCAATCTCCGCTTTCTCCTTGGTGGAGACGAGGATATTCCCGAACTTGTCCATCGTGGTAAAGATTGGCGCAGCGATGGATGGAACGTCACCCATCTCTTTACCAATGACAGCTTCAATTGCCTCGGTGCCACTGCCCTTGCCTTCGCGGTTCAGCCGGGCGCGAGCCTCCTCGGCTTGTGCCGCCGTAATCATCCCGGCCTTTTGCGCATCGTCGATGGTCTTGCTGTCCGACCGGTATTTGTTGGCGGCAGTTGATTCGGGGAATAGCCTGTCAAGCAACGATGCCGTGTCCTGTGCGAGTTGCCGAAAAACCTCCTTGGTTTTTTCCGCCGCATCTTTGGCTGGCGTAACCATAACGGCGTCTAGGCGGTTCATCTGGGCGGCGATGCCGTCCACCATGTCAGGGATGTAGGAATGGCCAACCACCGCGTCATAGAGGCCCCAGAATGCTTTCTTGACGATCTCAATGCGGGCAAGCGCGCCATCCCATATAGCGTTGAGCCTGCCAGTGATGACGGTGGCGATCTGGCTCACCATATTAGAAACTGCTGAAGGTATTGAGTTGAATGCGGCGATAACCCCATCCACTGTTTGCTTGATGATTGTCCCCCAACCGCGCCAATAAGCGGACGACTTCGCAGCCTGATCTGCATTGTATTTGTCGAAGTCGGTTAGCATCGTCTCCAGGCTCGTGAAGAAGCCCTCGTAGTCCTTGGCTGCTTCTGCCGTCGATCCAGCGACTTCGAGCATCTTGAGCTTAAACTTCTCCCACGCCTCGATGCCCTTCATTACGCCTTCGACGTTATCGGTCGCGATCTGCGCTTGCTTGGCGGCGATGGCGGTTTGAAGCTGTGACATCTTGTCCATAGCTTCATCGGCTTTGGCTATCTGCTCAGGAGACAACTCGATGCCCAGCGCCTTGTATGCATTCGTCAGCTTGTCGATGCCAACAGAGCCCTCCGCCAGCAGTGTGTTGAATTTTGGCCCGAGTTTGCCGCCGAAAAACTCCTGCGCCAGCGCCGTCTTCTCGGTTATGGACGTGAGTGACGCATACTTGTCCGCGAGTACGGGAAGCGCCTGTTCCGCCGTCATCTTCGACAGCTTGGCAATTTCCGCAGTGGTGAACCCAAAGCGCTCCAGTTCGGAATTCTGCTCGGTCGTCGCGGTGGACATGAGGCCGAGACGCTTGGTCAGGGTCGTAAGCCCCTTGTCCATTTCCTCCTGCTCAATACCCACTTGGGTGGCCATGTAGCGATACTGCTGAAGCGCGGACGTCGTGACGCCCATCTGCTGCGCCTGCTCGCCAAGCGACGAAGCAAGTTCCAGACCAACCGTCGCCATCTGCTTGACCTGATCGACAGCCCATGCGCCGGCCATCGCTACACCAGCAGCGGCAACGCCCTTGATGGCCGTGCCGACCTTGTGCCCCATAGCTTCCATGCGGTCACCAAGGTCTTTGGTCTGCTTGGCTGCAGTGGCAGAACCCTTTGTAAATGCAGCCGAATCTAAGGAAAGCTGAACACTTAATCTCGAGATCACCTCACCTAGCGCCATCGGTTGCTCCCCGCTTCTTTGCTCGCAGCATCATGTCAAGAACCGCACGATTGCCCTTGGCCCGCTTCTGCTCAGGAGAAAGCGCGGGCTTCAGGTATTCATCCAGCTTCTTCATTGTTTTGGTTCGGCGGAACGCTTCTGCATTCCAGCCTATCGACACGGCTTGATGTGCCGCTGCCTTCATTCTCGCCATGACGACGATGCTGAAGGTCTTTGGTGTGGCCTGCCAGAACGCTTCCGGCTCTAGGCCCGCTTCGCACCACTGCGCCCAGAGGTCTTCCCACGTTGGGTTTTCACGGGAGGGTTTGGGCCTTCCTTACCCTCCTTGGGGAACGCAGCATCGCCAGCATGGGCAAGTGCATCCTTGATCGCGTCAGCATCCGTGCTGAAAAGGTCGCCTGCATCACGCAGGGACATTTCCGGATGGTGTGATCGCAGCGCCCCGTAGAGCAACGCCCGAACCGCCCCGACGAACCCCGCGCTAGCATCCGCCATAAGCGCACCGAGAGGCTTGCGATAAGCGCCCTCGGCCTCAACCAGCGCGTCGAAGTCGAGTACCAGCGTGAGGGACCGCCCGTCACTGAGTGTAAGGGGAACCTGGCCCTTGACGATGTTCGGCATCAGGCTTCATACGCTTCAACGGCGTCGACGGTTACGATGAGGAACGTCGCAGTCGCCTCAAGCACGTCGCCAGCAGTGACCCGGCCACGACTATACCCAGTGCATTTGACGGTCCCCTGTATCTGGGCAGCCGGAACGCCGTTTTCAGGAATGACCGCCTTGAATGCGCGAACATCTCCATCCGCCAAGGCATCCTCCAAGAGAACATCGGTATCCGATAGAAGCCGCGCGTTAAGCAGAACCTCAAATTCGGTATCCTCATAGAACCCGGTCAAATATGAACGGCGCCAGCCGGGCGTCTTGAGGTGTGTGTCCTCAACCCGCTCGCGAGTGCCGCCGCTGGGCACATCAAATTCCTTCACTTCATGCAGCTCATAAAGAAGCGTGCCGTTATGGAGGTGCATTTCACCCATGTAGCCAAGGGTTGCCGACTGCGTTTCAGCCATTCATTTTCTCCTGATAGACCTTCAAGGCATTCTGTGTTCGGCGAGCAGGTCCAGGCTCAGCCGATGTACGTATCCAATCCCGTCCACGTCCTCACCGAGGTCGCGCGGGCCTTCTGCCGCCGTCCGCCCGAAGTGAACGCCGCCGAATGTTGCTGGTGTCGCCACCGCTGAAATGATTGCTTCCGAAAGCTGCCGTGCCGTCCCGTAGGTGCTGGCAAATGCATCGACCTGAACCCGCGTCACCCGTGCGCCGTCGTATCCCTGCAAGTGTTGCGGTCGCGGATCGCTGACGACTTGCATCCTCAGGTAAGGTAGCGCCGTGCCTTGCGGGACGATGCCCCAGAAGACCCGCGTGGTAACAGCCGAGACCGCCGGGGCCGCGATGAGCCGCCCACGGAGAGCCGTTGCAAAGTCTGGCATTGTTATCCCTTCGCAGCCTTGCGAGCGATGCGCTTGCGTGCCTTGTCGATCTGCGCCGCCAGTTCATCGCGAACGATGTCCAGTGCAGCGTCGGATTCGTAATCCCCTGCAGGCCGCATATACGGCTGCGCGGCCTGCTTGACCGTGCCGAACTCCTGCCACGCCGCATTGCCGCCCTCTGGCCGTCCTGTGGGGCCTGTGGCGACCGTTACGCCGTCGGACGATGCAAACTTCGTGCGGCTCACCCGCTTAGCCTTCACCACCTTTGTCGTGATGCTTGCCGCCAGCGTGCCGTCATCCTTGGGGGCCAGTTCCTTTGCCCGTTCCTCGATGGGCTTCATGGCGTTCAAGGCAGTGCGGCGAAGGATGTTCTTTGACGTGGCCTTGGGTAGTTCGTCCTTCAGTGCTCGTTCGAGTTCTGAAAACCCGCGAAGCTGGATGCTCACGCGGCTCTCACCGCAGTAAATTCGATGCTGGCCCGATCCGGCACGTTAGGGCTGATGCCCACGATGTCGAAGTTGCCGCCATCCATGACGATGCGGTCGCGGATATTAACCGCGCGCGTGGCGGCATTCCAGAGAACCTGAAACGTGGCCGCTTGTTTGCCTTGCTCCATTGCGGCCTGTCGGCGCTCATCGCCTTTACCCCAAAACACCTGCGCCCATGCTTGGCCTATATCCGACCAAGTAGGCTCAAGCGTTGGCTCGCCATATTCATCCAGTCCGGCGCTAAACGATTGCAACGTGACTAGCTGGTCGCGCCTTCCTGTTGTCATCCCGCGCTCCCATAGAAAAAGGGCGGCTCCGAAGAACCGCCCTTGCATTATTCGCCTTATGCAGAACCAATCAGGCCCCCTGATGCTCAAGCCATTCATCAAGCTTCGACACCGATTTAGCTATGTAGTCTCGATACTCCCGAACGTAATCGACACCCTCATAAATATATTCAGCACCATCCCGCACCACCAAAGAAAGTGGAAAATTTTGCTCTCTGTGAGTGTCAAAATCGTCAACGTCGCCAGAACATAAAGACACGCTAAGGGAAAACTCGCCAAGCGTCCCATCTCCGTCTCTTTCGGCAGATGGATACACCCGCATAAAAACCAACTGATTGACCAGTTCTATAAACTTACTCGCGTCTTCCCAGGACATTCCATCACAACCGCTTGTTTCACCACGGATTGCCTTTGCGGCGACATCCGAAACGAGTTGAACTAGCTTGTTGTGAAACTCGTCTGTGGTAATTGTACCCTTACTCATGGCGCGCTCCTATCGCGTTTATGAGAGGGCCGGGGATGATGCTAGAACATCTCTTCGGCCCGCCCATCCGCAATAGCATTTAACATAGGCGGTTACAAACATCCTTCATACCAGAACCCAGCGCCAGCCCATCAACAGCGCGTCAACAGCAAGCGGGACTTCCTTCACCTCATTGACGGATGCCGCTTCCCGGTTGGCATAGAAGTGAGCAACCATCAGCAGGATTGCGGCCTTTATGTCGCCCATGCTTTCGGGCAGTTCATCCGCGCCGGCCACGTAGGTTACAGTCACCATGTTGATGCCGGACATAGGTGTGGGCCAAGGCGAGCCGCTGTTCAGGACAACCCATTGCGGGGTGCTGGAAAGATCGACGGTGTAGAGATCGCTGTCCACGGTGGCAGGCAAGCCGTCCTGATCGACGTATCCAACGCTCGTTACTGATGCCACCGGCCCGCGCGGCAGTTCAATTGTGTCGGTGAATGCATCCAGCGTGAGCGCATAAGTCCGCGTCATGAGCGACAGGCTCAACTGCCGCTCCACATACGAAGTTGCGGCGATGATATACGTCTGGATCAATGCGTCTTCATCAGTGTGCAGAACCCTGCATTGCGCGCGGGCCTCTTCCAATGTGACAGGATAATCGGTTGGCGGTGTTACCAACGAGAGTCCCATTTACCGCCTCCCAGAACTGACTGCCGCAGGACGTGTCCCGCGCGATTGCGACACTGGCCGCATTGAATGGTTGTCGTTGCCGGGTCGGGAGGCCGTTGGTTGCCGACGGCTGTAAATATGAGCTGTGGCAGAACCGCCAATCACAAACGAACCTAAAGCCTGGCCTTCCACACCAGCGATTGCCGATGCTGTTGCCGCACCCTCAATGACCGCCGCGCCGCCCGCCTGGCCGGTTATCTTGACCTTGCCCTCAGCGCCCCCGAAGAGCGCCAGCGAACTATCCGCACTACCTTGAATGCTCACCGTGCCTGCTGACACACCAGCGAGGGTCAGCGTGTCATTTGCAGCGCCTTGGATAAGTGTCTTTCCTGTTGCCGAACCCGTGATCGTAAATGAACCAGTGGCTTGGCCCGATGTGCCGGGGATGCTGCCCGTCCCTGCCGAGGTTCCAGCGATCCCGAGCGAACCGGATACGCCCCCCTGAACACGCACAGTCCCTGCCGTGGTCGCTGCGAGAACCAGTGCGCCGGTCGAAACAGCCGCAACCTTTAGCTTGCCTGCTGCTGAGCCTGAGAGCGCGAGCGAACCCGACGCCGTGCCAGAGGCCGCAGCCGTGCCGAGGTCGCCGCTTTCCCAATCGTCTACCTGGCGTGTCGCCGCCTGCGCGCCGCCCCGCGACAGCATGGCGATATTGCCGCTGGCGCTGGTCGTGTCGGTCACAGGCCCGATCACCGTTGCGCCCATGAACTTGACCGCTACCGATGAACCCGACACCTCTAGCCGCACCTTGTTGGCGTTGAGGTCGGTGGATGTCCCGGTGTAAGTGCCAAGCGAAGTCAGAGTGCCCGCGTCGTCGCGAACGAACAGGCCAATTTGTGTGTTGCTGTTCCGACGGATTAGGTATCCGCGGCCAAGCGCGGAAGCCGTATTGCAGCGGACGCCCATCTGAAAGCCCGCTGCGGTCCCACCAAAGTAGCACATCGCCTCGACGTATTGATCATTGCCGCTCGGCTGCGAGGTGGGCATGTGCCACGTCCCGCTGGCTGCTGTTGTCCCGACCGGCAGTGTGTAACCGGTGTCGCCGGTGGCCTGGACCACCTCATCAAGCCCGGTCGGGCGCGTCCAACCTGTACGGCTGCGCAGGACAAAGCCTGCGGCACCATCAAGGTTGTCGGTAAACGTGGTCATGCTGTCAGTGTGAAGCTGGTGATCGTGATGGTTTGCCCCGCGGTGATAGAGACGGAATCCAGCGTCATGTCGCCGCCGCCTCCCGTAACCGTAACCGTGCCCTGGATGTGCTGCGTCGTGCCGTTGCTGGCATAGATGCGGAAGTGTGCCGCTGTGCCCGACGCATCTGCAGCCGTATCCTCCCACGTCCCGGTTTTGGCCTTCGATCCGGCTGAAGCCGCAGCCATCCAATCCGAAGGGAGGTTGAGTGTAGCGAGAATCGTTCCGCTATCAGCAGTGCCAATCGTCGCAGGCGGGGCGCCCGAACGGATTTTGAGAACTGCAGACGTGCCAATGGCCGTTTCGACTGCATCAAGCGCTGCGTTTTTTACTGCGTCTGAGAATGCGAATGCCATCAGGCTTCTCCAACAATGACGATGGTGCCCGTGACCGAAGTGCCCGCTGCGCTGTTGGCGAGCTTGATGAGGTCAACCGTGGCCGCCGTTACCGTCCAGCCTGCAGCCGTCGGGTTGGTCATCATAATGAACCCGCCCGGAGGAACGGTCAGGCTTGCCGTGGCAGCGCTCAGTGGGCCAACAAAGCCATTCGTGACGTTGCCATAGATCACGCTGTTCACGTTGGTCGGGTTGGCAATGACCATGATGGCCTTGACCGCGGTGAACACCAGTACGTTGCCGAGGCGATCTTCCAGCGTGCCGGCAAGGTCATAGTTCAGGCTACCCGACGCCGCGATATCGAAGTCATCAATGTAGATGGCGTTTGCCTGATTGATGAGCGTGCCGTTATCGAGATCGAAGGACGTGCCTTCGCTGATCTCCATTCGGGCCGTGCCGCCGTCGCCTGCAGAGGTTAGCTCGCCGCGGATACGGGCGAGGACTTCAAGAGAAATAGCCATTGGTAATTACCCTCAAATGCTCGCCCCACGTTGCCTTAGGCAATCGCGGCGGTCGGAAGCGTGGTTACAACGGTTTGCGACCCGTTCTTGGTGGCGGTGACTGTGCACGTCATGGTTGACCCGACATCGGGCGCGGCAAGCAGCCGCGTTGACGCTGTGGCGCCCGCGATAGGATTGCCCGCGCGGTTCCATTGGTAGGAAATGGTGGGCGAGAGCGTCCACGTTCCGGTCGAACACGTCAGCGTCTGGCCTGATGTGGTCGTGCCGGTGATGGCGGGAAGGACGGAGTTCGACGGCTTGTTGGCCGCTGAGAAAATAGCCCGGCTGCGCGCGGCGCGGTTTGCGTAGTGTGGCATTATTTTGCCTTTCCCTTTGGGGCAGGCTTGTCGGCCTTGTTCTCGGGAGCAGGTTCAGCCTTGACGCGAGTAGCTAGACCGCGCGCCTCAAGTTCCTTGGCCGTTCCCTCGGTGGTCTCAAACTCCTGTCCCGGGGTGATGTTCTCAGGACCGACCGAACTGATATGCAGCGTGTCCGTCGCCTTCATGGTCACGTTCGTCATGATGCTCTCCTAGTCCGCAGGAGGGTTCCACCTCCCGCCTTTGGCAAGATTGTCCCGCGCCCATAGAGGCTGCAGGTTTGTGATGGCCCAAGCCTCGCGGAATTGCAGGCAGTCGGGCGTCTTAAATTCGTATGAACAAAGGGGTCGCCGATGGTCGATATGCCAAGACCTGCGATTTTCCCAACTCATGCCAGGCAGGAATTGCGCCTCTAGGTGGGACATCAGGTCTGCGAGGGTAAAGCCGACTAGCGTCTCCCAATGGTGGCCACCCTTAGCCATCCGTAGGCTTTGTTTTATTCCTGCGCTGATGCGATGGCTGATGTATCCCTCGGGGCGAGTGCGTGAGATACGCACCCGTTCTTGCCGAGCGAGTACTCTACACTCGTCGCAATATTTGCGGTTGTGCGCCTTGCTGACAACTGGCCCTGAGCAAGTTAGGCAGACGTGTAGCCTCGGCTTCCTCCCTAGGTTTCCGTGCTTCCTCACCCGATACGCGACCGAGTATGACGGCCCTTTCTTGCCGGCGCATTCTTGGCATTGGACTTGGTAATTCGAGGCGCGAACTGTTGGCATCCGACAACCACTGCAAGGGAATGTCTCACCCCGCGTAGTTGCCGTGCCGCGCTTGGCGCGCTGCCATTCAGACTTGCGGCACTTGTCGCACAGCCCAGATTTGGAATGGATTGAAATTACAGATGAACAGAGGCTACAAGCCGGAAGCATCTCGATCCTCGCATGATCGTGGGTGTCAGGGGACTGATCGGCTTGCCGGCCTTTCAGTCCCCGTTTTTATGCTCTTAGCCGACACCAAGGTCAAGAGACAAGTATTGCTGAAGTCCTTACGAAGTAAGGTCTGTAATCTGGGTGGCAAACACACCCTTCGTGAACGCGAGAGGGTTATATACTGCGAGGGCAAGCCGCTGTTCCGCCAAGATCGTCACGAGGTTCATTCTGAAGTTTGTAGAATCTTCAGTTGAAATTTCAACCGTAGAGTCTTGACGGTCAAAAATTTGCGCCCCGGTCTTGAATGCGCCAACAAGAAATGCGCCAACAGTCATCGCCGGAGTTTCTACCACGGGCAGGCCCCACATACGCGGCTGCGTCGAATCCTGTGGGTTGCCGATGATGTAGCCGCCAGCGGTGTCCTTGGTGACTTCGATGGTGAACCAGTCAGTCGGATGCAGGACGATGCCCGAGGGCGGCAGGTTGGCAAGTGACGCCTGGAGCATAGCGGCCCGTAGCACGTCGATCTTCGTGGGTGTGGCAACAACCGCCAAGTTGGCAGTCGATGCCGTTGCTTGCGTATACACGCCATTCAAGTCGGTGCCGGTGCCAGCGCCGTTGAGAAGCTGGTTGTCCTCAACATAGGACAAGCCATAGCGCAGGCGCCCGTCGATGTACGACTGCAGCATTGGAACGTCTGAGAGAATTTGCCTGGTGGCAAGCACCCAATGTGCAATGGTCGTAACGTTGCTGGTCGCGATATCAAACTGGATATCCGACTGCGCCTTCGCCGTGCCAGCAGTTTCCGTCACGGTTGCGGCATTGTTGGTGAAGCCGGTTTCCTTGACATACTGGATCGCGTTGGAATTGGTGCGTCCCGGTGCCAGAAGATCGCGAACGGTTAGCTTGCGAAGTGCAGGCTGCACAACGCCAGCAAGGCGATCAGGGACGATCAGGTCGCCGGCAGAGCCATCAGCAACGGTCGTGAGGGCAGAGATAATCGCCTTCGTCTCAAACCTGACACGTCCCTTAGCGCCCTGCGACATGAACTCCTTCACCGAAGCATCGTCGGTGAACTGCTCACCCAGCGACTTAGCCTGCTGCGAGACTTCATCGCCGCGCAGGGCCATCTTCTGCTCCATCTCATCGAGACGGGCCTTGGCTTCATTGACGGCAGTGATTGCCTCGTCAGCAGACTGCTTGGCGCCGGCAGCAAGGGGTTCGCCCTTTTCAGCCTTGCCGAGTGCGTCGGTGGCAATTGCCTTCAGTTCGTCGAACCGCGTATCGAACGCAGCCTTGATCTCAGCGGCCTGTTCGGCCACCGTCTTGGTCTCGGTCGTCATTGTCGTATTCCTCATTTCACAGGGAGTTAGGCGCGAAGTTGCGCCCCAAGAGCCGACCAAAAGTCAGCAGTGGGTTCATTGCCAGGCTCTCCCCGGAGCAATGAGGCCAGACCCTTGCCAGCGATGGCAGTGGCCTGAGTTTTCGAGAAGCCTGACTCTCTCAGGAACTCCTCGAATTCGGGAAGGGTGGGCAATGCGCCGCCCTCCAAAATGTCTTTCACGCCCGTGACCACGGTGCGGTCATTCATGGGGATGGCAACAAGGGAAACCTCATGCAGAGCGACCTGCAGCAATTGGCGGGTCTTACCCTCAAAGCGATGCTTGATCGCCCTGTAGCCCATCGACAAGCCAGCTAGCGCCCCGTCCTTAGCCAGACCGTGGGCCTCTTTCCCGTCGCGTGCTGCGAGTGAAATCCGGCCTTTGGCGAACAGCCCGTCTGTTGTTTCCTTGAACTCGGTCCACACACCGATGGGCCGCTTCATGTCGTGGAACAGCAGCATCGGCAGGGACTTCAGCCGCGTGTAATCAACGGCGCCCGGCATTACCTGATCGCCGCCGAAATCCACATTCCCATAGCCGACAGCGAGACCTTCGATGTTGCCACTTTCGTCGATGGCTTTCAGGTCAAGTTGAAAGTCGAGGCTGTTCATTGATTTTCCTCCTGCCCATCAGCGGGCGGCACGCTTCCATCCTCCTGAAGCTGGATGTCCTGCTCCTGTCCCCACGGGCGGTCTCCCCACGGGACGGGCGGCAAGTTCTCGATGGCGCGAACCTCGTTTATGGTCTGCCACTTGTTCTTCAGCGACTTCTCATAAGCCTCGTACCGGGACATCGTGTCGCCGCGCAGCAAGCTGTCGAGATTGAATTCCACCGTGATGCCCTGTGCCCGGTCAGCGGGCGTCAGAAGCTGTTTCATCACGGCCTGCTCAATGCGCTTCAGGCGCTTGCGCAGCGTGAACTTCTGGAAGCCGAGGACATCAACTTCCTTGCCGGTGCCCCAATTGGAAGCCGCGTCCCCGTAGCCAACCATCGCAGGTGGCACGCCGAAAATCCGGCAAATTTCTTCGCCGCTGAACTTGCGGCTATCCAGCATCTGCGCATCTTCTGGCGTCAGGTTGATCTGCTGCCACGTCATGCCGCGGTCCATCAGCATCGGGCGCCCGGCGTTTACGGCTCCGGTAAAGTTCTGCTGCAGATGTCCGTTAAACTCCTGGCGCTGTTCCTTGCTGAGCGTCTCGCCAGTGTTGAACGTGCCCGAAGGGCGCAGCCCGTTGGCGAAGGTCGATTGCGCCGCCGTGTCAGCAGCCATTGCGCCCGCAAAAACAGAGCGGTTGGCTGTCAAGGTTGAGACGCCAGAGACAGCATCGCCAAATGGGCCGCGGATATGCAGCACGTTCTTGCCGTCCTTGACAGTACGCGCGCCGTTCTCTGTCCATGAGTATTCGAGAAACCCGTTTGACTTGCGCGTCACGGTCATCAGGTCTGGGCGAACCGGCGTCAGCGAATACACCTCACCGTTCCCGCGGCGTTCAATCGAAGCATAGGCATTACCCTGCAGCTCGATCCCCGCGGCGATGATCTCCCAGAAGTCGAGAGCGGCCTGGTCATAGTTTGGACTGTCGTGCAGGACGTAATAGAGCGGATGGTCCTTGGCGACCGTGCGCGTGCCGTCGGCGCCCGTGCGGTAAACCATGAACTGCAGGCTGGCGATGGTCCCGGCCAGAAGATTGACGCAGGCCCATGTTGCCGAAAGGCCGACAGGGTTGGATGAGGAAATTGAATCGCTGAACTGCGCTAGCGTGACCATGTTGGTGCGGAAGTTGCTTCCGTCCTGGCGCGATGCGCCGGACCACGCGCCAAGCGATCCCGTCCCGATAATCTCCTTCTTCTCCAGCCCGTTCCAATGCCGGCGGGCAGTCTCAGCCTTGGAAGCAGCCGCCGATAGCTTATAGCCCGTCATGCGGCATAGCTCTTGATCCACTGGTCGAGCGGAACAATGGTTTCGCTGTTCATTGCTTCCACCCCTTCCGCCATCGTGAGCGCAACCAGCCCGTCGATGCGGCCCGTTGCCTTGGACTTGTCCAGTTTGCGATTCCCCGCAGGATCGGGAACCGCGACGGCGTTCTTGGCGCACATGGCCAGCGGAAGATTCCCGCCGTGCCTCACCGCGCCTTTCAACAGATCAGCCTCCAGCGCATCCAGCGCCGGGGACATCGAAACATAACCCTGTCCGAAAGCCTCAAGCGGGAGATCAACACCCTGCCGCTCCAGCGCGCCCTTCATCCTGTCCATCCGCCATCGGTCGAAACCGATCTTGGCGACGTTCAGGCCAGCGCATATCTGCCCAATGTCGCGGGCCACGAAGTCGTAATCTATCACCTTGCCCGGTGTCGTGCGGACCAGCCCTTCCTTGACCCAGACGTCGTAAGGCTCCCGGTCACGCCGCGATGCCTCAACTACGCTGTCCTGCGGCATCCAGAAGAAGGGATGCACATGCAGAACCCCGTCCTTGCGGCACGTCAGAACCAGCGAGGTAAGATCGGTCGTAGCTGAAAGATCCAGCCCCCCGTAAACCAATCCATCCAACCCATCCGGTTGGCCACTGCATTCCTTCCACACCGACGCCGATACGAAGGCGGAAACCATGTTCACGCGCTGGTTGAGGTAGAGCACCCGGAAGGCGCTCTCGCTCGATGGCATCCGCTTGGCCTTTAGTGCCTTGTCCTCAATATCAGCCTTGGAGCGGAACAACCCCATTGCCGGGTTCGCCGCCTTCCATGCTGTTTCGTCGTCCAGTTCGCAGTCGTCCGGCGCACGATAGACGTGGCAGACGATGCTGGGATCTTGCGACCGTTCAGCATCGTCGATCATGATGCTGAGCATGTCGGCATCGGTCGGTGCCTGCGTCGATATGACGATCAGCAGCGGGTTATCGTAAGCCCCTTGCGAGGTGACAATCGCGTCAACGAAATCGTCCTGCGGTCCTTTGACCTGGCCGAGTTCATCAAGGATAGCCACAATTGGCGAACCGCCGTGAGCCGTTGCCCCTTCCGCGGCAAGCGCCTCGTATTCAACATTCATGAAAAGCCCGATCAGCTTTTTGGAGCTGGGCACCGGACGAATGATCGGACGAAGCGTGGGGCTCAGCGCCACCATCTTCGCCGCGTAGTTGTACACCTCCGAAGCCTGCTTGCGTGACCGGGCGCCGGAACTGATCCGGCTGTTCTGTACAGCTTCGGGCCCCGCAATATGAACGATCACGATCAGCGCAATCGTTGCCGTCTTTGAATTCTTGCGGGCCATCGACAGAATCGCGGTGCGCGTCGGCACCTCGTTGTCGTAAACCGCGTAGAAGAAATCCTCCTGAAAGTCGGCCAGCACAATCTTGCCGCCGACCAGATTGCCTTCAGGCACTCGGCAGTGCTTTTCGCAAAACCGCATGTTCTTTTCGGCGCGCGTCAAATTCTTGTTCGGTAGCCTGCGCCAATCCCGCCGCTTGAGGACGGGTCCGCAAACAAATGGGCTAGTGGGCAGTAGGACGGGCAATGAGGTCGTCGTCATCATCGACGAATGCGGCTCCATCTTCTATCGCCTTTGCCTGTTCGCGCCGCTTCAATACGTCGCGCTGCTCACCGGCCTTGCCCCGGTTATGTATTCCCAGTGTTTGCCTGAACTTCAGAACCCGCGAGTGCAGGTCAGCCACGATCCGCAACCGAGGGTTCGCCATCGGCGTGCCGCCCGCTGACATCATCACCGCGTCTTCATCGAACAACTTGGCGTCTTCCGCCTGGAGCATCCGCATCGAGCGAGCGAGCATCGCGGCCAGTTCCAGGTCGTGCGCAGTCCATTCGCTCTTGGGCTTCTCGGCCAGAACCGACTGCCAGAACGGTTCGTCTTCCTTCGCCAATGGCACATGAGCCGGCGGTGCGAGTTCCTGAACTGTCGCCTGCAGAACCTTCACAGCCGCAGTCGGGCTGTCGATGCGATCACGGCGCTTCGTCATGTCTCGCACGCGCGCGCTCGGGCGTGGTCCTGTATTACGTAGTTTTTGCGTGGATCCCAGCGGTCCTTAGGGGCGTCATCCATATGGTTCAGACTCCCCCCCGCCGATATGAACGGGTCACGCAACCAACCTCATCTGCCCTAATGGCTTGCCTGCCTTCATGAGGTTACACTTGCGGCAGGCACACGCCGTGTTCGTTGGGCTATGTTCGCCGCCTACTGACAGCGGAACGATATGATCTAACTCTGGAGCGTTAGGTTGGTATGTACCCCTAAGCTTCTCGGGCGTCCTGATGCCGCAGAGGTGGCAACGCCAACCGTCTCGCCTCAGGACGTCAACAGGATCGAAGTAGTGGCGCGCAACATCTCGCATTCTGGCGCGCCGCATCGCGGATGCTTTCCGGTTATTTCTTCGTCGGCTGCATACCGCTGTGCAATATGTGTTCTGCTCAAACCTGGCCGTGAATAGCGAGCCGCATTCAAGACACTCTCTATGCACCTTGTCGAAGTCAGAAACGGTGCCGTTGCTTATATGTCTGCATCGGTCCGAGCAATACATAGGCTGCTGCGTTATTGATCCGCACCGCTTGCATGGATGGGGTTCTTTCCTGTGTACTGTAGGCGCGCGTGGACGTTGGTATGGGGGGACTCCGCCATTCTGCCTCAGCACACACGCAGCGACGTTCCTGCGGTTCCTTGCCTTTAGTGCTTCATCCTTGCACATCGGGCAGAACGGTGATGGAGGCCCGCGCTTAACCGTGAATACAAAGCCGGCGCCGCATTGAGCGCAGACCGATGATTGTATAGAGCCGCATGTAGCCATTGCGAACCTCGTACGTTCGTTAGTGGTCAGGGTCGGGATGAGCGCTCCAACGCTCTCTCGACCCGCTTGAATCCTAACCTTCCGCTAACCATTCTTCAACGGAAATCCGTTGCCTCAATGGTCGGCCACTTTCCTCTGCACTCTTTGCCCTGTGACACGGTGTGCATATGGCTTGCAGGTTCGCCTCGTCATCGGTGCCGCCATCAGCCTTGCCGGTGATGTGGTCCACCTCTGTACCTGACGTTAGCTTACCCTTGCGCCGGCATGGCTGGCACAGGTGCTTGTCTCTTGCGAGGATGCGCTTGCGTAGCTTGTCCCATTGTGCGCCATAACCGCGTGACTGCCGTGAGGTGGTTGGCCATGCCATTGCCTGACCTCCATCGTCGTGGCATCTTGCGGGGATGCGCTACTCAATCCTTATCGCGGCCCTTGGCCTATCCGCCTGTGCCTCTACTCAATCCGTGCTGAGTGAACCACCTCGTGAAGTGGTGCGCTCGGTAAAACCTGTTGGCGACGTAGCCTTCTGTCTTGCGAACAAGAACAATGTCCCTGCTCTCGATGGCCCCGATGGCGCGAAGGTCATCCAGGTCAAGAACGCGATGGGCGCGGCAGGTATGGTGTTCAGCGTCTATCCCGATGGGAATGGTAGCCGTATCGAGATACGTAAACCGATTGGCTTGAGCATATCACCGCATCGGCAGTGCTATTGACGCGAATACGTCCAGTAGCACGAACGTGCCTTACTCATTCACGTTCGTCAAGGGTTACGTGAACGATTAATCCACAAGTGCTGCATCGATCATGGCTTGCCAACTATCTACCGCGTTTTCGCGATCCCGCGCAGCCACCTCACGCAAATCTTCTCGAATCTCACCCAACTCTGCCTCGGAGAAACCAGAACCGGCCTTCACCATCTCATCGCTAGGCTCGCGGATGGCAAACAGGATGGCGTGGACTATAGCGAGATGGACACGGCGCGGGTCGTCGCATTCAATACTGATAGACGCTCTAAGCGCCGGGTTGAAAAGCGCGCTCTCTACCGCCTGCACTGCTCGCTCAATCGGTGTCATGCTGCCCTCGATATGCGTGGTTTCGGATCGGTCATAGTGGTGATCCTACAATAACAGGCAATCCGATAATCACGCTGGTGAAAATCCCGGAAACACCAACAATCAGCCACGGCAGAAACCCATCCCTCCCGCCGTGAGCTAACGCCAATGCGTATGCAAATGCCGCCGTTGCCACAACTATAGCGATGAAGGCTAGTGCCTTACCAATCACGCCGCCCTCGCAATCCGTGCATGAGCCGCACTCAAGTCACGTTCGTCAATGTCCTTGCCTGCATCATCCCGCAGCTTGCACCACAGGTCCAGCGCGCTGATGAACCGCTTGCGTGCTGCCGGCCACCCCATGTTGAACTTGCGGGCCGTGTTGGCAAGCGGCTGATCGGCTAGCACCATGTCAAGGATCATGCGCTTGGGCATGGGTATGCGTTGCCGCCATTCCGTGTAGGCCGCCTCGTCACGCACTTGGCCGATGTGTTCAACCAACACGTCACGATTGCCAGATGAGTTGTCCACCCGCGCTTCCAGGCTGGCACAGCGAACCGATACATCAGCCTCGATGCGTTCGGCTATCCGGGCAATCCGCATGGCCGCTTCGTATTGCGCGTTGTCGAGTTGGCCTGTGTTGTGCATCCGAACTAGTGAGGATATTTGCCGGCGCCGCTTCGTGGCTGTCACCGTGCCTGTCTCGACGTGCATAACAAAGTCGTCATCGTACTTGGCCTGGCGCTGCGTCTCGATGGGGACGAGCGGTTCAGTCCTGTCGCGCTGTTCCTGCTTCATCATGGCAAGGCGTGAGCACCATTGCCAATGCGTTTCATGTGGGCGCTTTGCGGTGGGGTTGTCGTGCCTGGCCATTACCATTCATCCCTTCGCCCGAAGCCCATAGGGTTAGGCGCGCGCTTGATCGGATTGCCGTCCTTATCAATCAGGCCAGTGTCGATTGCCTCGTGGACGCAAACTGTCGGCGTGTGCGGATCGAAGCTCCGATACCAGTGCTCCTCATCACCGACCCATGCTTGGTGCTTGGTGAAGTACCGGGCCATTATGCTTCTCCCCCTGTGGTTGGATGGATACTGGTGTCGGGCGCATCCTGTCGGACCGCGCTGTCGTGAACGGCGTCTGCGCCGCCGCCCTGACGGGCTTCCATCGCTTGCGCGGCAATCCGGGCATCTAACTTTGGATTGCGCTGGATGGTGCTAGGGACGCCGCCGGCCACTTGGCCTGCCCACTCAAGGAAGTTGAGGTAGCGGCACATCTGGCACTCCTCGCAGCCCTCGCCATTGCAATCGATCCGCCGAGTCATGCCTCACCCCCTGCTGCTGGGTATCGTGTCCCGTTTGTCATGCTGCGAACGGATCAAGTTCGAGCCGGCTGTTCGACTGGTTGATACAAACTGCCAGTTCGCCGCACTTGCCTGGCAGGCCCATGCGGACCTTGACCACGGTCAGTGTGCCTTCGTTGCGGGTCTTGTCCGGACGGTGATAAATCAGACCGTAATCAGCCTTGTTGGCCCAATTGGCCGAGCCGGAGATGTCGTAAAGGCCGGGTTTGCCGCTGTGGCCTTTCTGCGGTTTGGTCGGGTGTGCAACCACCCAGACCGCAACATCGTAGCGCTTCGCAAATCGCTTGATCGCGCGGATTGCCCTGCCGATGTAGTCCGTCTCGGTTTCGTCGTGCCGGCGCTTGTGCTCAAGCTCATTCCATGGATCAAGAACGATGATTTTTGCACCGTCGCGGACCACAGCCACACGGATCAATTCGAGATAGGCTTCCAAATCAATCTCGCTGTCATCATCCATTGCGTTGGAAATTATCGTGACGCACTTTTCGATCTGATCGAATGCCGACTGCCTGCTGGGGCTGGATGGATATTCGTCCCACGAGCAGCCGATGAGGGCGCGAGCAATGCCGTCGCGCAGAATAGGCTTGGGCACGGTCTCGAAGCTGGCGATGCAGACCGGTACGCTGCGGTCGATAGCCGCGGCCAGAACCGTGTTGAGCACCGTGGACTTGCCCATGTTTGAGTAGCCAGAGAACACCGTGAGCGTGCCAAGGCAAATGCGCATCAGGTCATCCAACGCGGGGATACCTGTTTCCATCGACCGAACTTCAACAGCGTCAGGAAAGTCGGAGAGGCGATAGAGACCTTGCACCGGATATGCCCTGGCGCTGGTTATCGTCTCGACGACTGCAGCCTGGCCATGCTTCACAAGGACTTCATTCAGATCCTTGCAGCCATCGGGGTAGGTGATGAACTTGCAGCGCTCGGCCCCAAGGATGCAGGTCAGATCATGTGCCAGCGTGCGGCCGGGCTTGTCGCCATCAGTTGCAATAATGATGGTTTTAACCGCCCGAAGCGCTTCCTCTGTTTCGTAGAGAAACGCATAGCGCTTGGCGTTGACAGGATCGTCGATCTTGTCGGATGGGGCTCCATTGGGGACCGAGACGACGTTCTGGAATCCGCAGCTCATCGCCGCCAGAGCATCGAACTCGCCTTCAGTGATGATTATCTCACGGGGCTGCTCGGATAGGATTTCGGCGTTCCACAGGCAGAGCTTGCCGCCCGCGTCCATCGAATGCTCTTTCTCGCCTGTGCGCCGATACTTCCGGTTCACGATCTTGCCGTCGAGGTAATACGGGATCGACAGCCACCATGCCCCATCCCGCTGAGTGCTGGTGAAGCCCATATCCACCGCGGGAATGGATAGGTTGCCGCGAGCATCGAGCCATTTCTGGTGTTCGGGATGTAGCACTCGTTCCTCCTGAAAATCCGCAATTGTGACAATGAAAAACCAAGCCCGTGTCTGCCTTGGAGACCGACATGCAGCGGTCTTTTTTGTTGCGCCGGCTGTGTGAGCACTCGGGGCAGAGTTGCTTGCCGGTCTTGGTGGGTGCCCAGGTCATAGGCCCACCACCGGCTGAGGACTGGCGCGCGCTCGGGCCTTCACCTCGAACAAACCTTGCCAAGAATTGAGGATTGACTGGTTCAGGACTTCTGCAGGCTCATTCCCGGCCGCTCTGAGTTTCGCCAGTTCGCTGAATGCCAGTTTGCGGGCATCGATGGTCAGTGGCTTTCGGATGGTTTTGCGCATCCGCTCGTAACCAGCCCACTCATCCGCCGGAATCCAATCGGGCAAATCCGCCCCCTTGGGGGGTAGGGGGGTTTTCTTCTTCTCTGTATCTAGTTCTGTCTCTGTCTCTGGTGAGTTACAGTGACGTTTGTGTAACGTTACAACGCCGTTACCATCTTCAGATGTAACGCGATCTCCACGGTTCTCAGCCCGTTTCCGCTCTCTATGAGCAGCGACCCTATCCTTTGATCTGTCCGAAGAAAACTGACGGTCGCCCCAATGGACCACACTGCCGTCAGCCACCCGCCCGGCCTCGGAAAGTGAACCCAGAATAGCAGAGATGTCACCCTCATCCGCTCGCAAAAAGTAAGCGACCTCGGCTGCGTCCACGTCATACCGTCCATTGTCATCAATCTCCGCGGCGCTCTCCAGAATGGCGCCCCATACCCACTGCACGCGCTCAATCGTCTGCTTGCTACGGATCGCCACACGGACGAGCTTGTCGTCACGCATCATGCCTGCGTAATGGCGAAACCAGCGGCTCATCAGAGTGCCTCGAAGTTCATCAGAAACCGCGCGTAGGCGGTGTCTTGGATGGCGATAAAATACTTGTTGTCGAGGAGGCCGGGCCGTTCCTGCGCAGCACGGCGAAGGACGGCAAAAGCCTCGAAGGCTTCGTTCACCTCGTTCTCGTCGATCCCGTAAACAGGGATGCGGATCCGCGTTTGCTTACCCAAGACACACCTCCACCCGTCCGGGCGCTTCGATGGGGGCAAACTCATAGGATGGCAGGAACCGGCGGTCGTTGATGCCCAGCGCTTCAGCAATACCGTCGATGTACGGCTTGAGGCGGTTTGGGTAATTCGTCCGGTCTCCGCGATTATTCGGCGGGACAAAGCGGAACTTGATGGCGATGTCGCCAGTCTCGGGCGCCTTCACCTTCGCTGCCTTGGTGGCATGGAAGGCCCAGGAGCGATGGGTTGCAACAACGCGGGCCTTCTTGCGCCAAAGACCGCTCTGGTGCCCTGACAACTCCGAGGATGGGAACGGCAGAACAATCATGCCTCTAATCCCTGCTCAGCGATTTCAGCCTGCGCCGATATCTTGCGGACGATCACCGACAGCGCGAACAGGTCTATCGGATGCTCTTCGTCAGCAGCGGCGATCAGCCCGGCCAACTCCTGCTCGATCTTGCGGAGCGCGGTCATGCTGCCACCTTCCGGTGATGCTCGCAGCCGACGGCGATACGCGCGCCGCAATGTGAGCATGTCGAGCTATCGACACGCAGGTTGTGGCGCTCGACCATCTCATCCCGATGGTTGTAGTGGGTGGTCTCATAGCGCTTCTGGACTTCCCGGTTGACGGGATAGTCGCGGCTCCAGATCAGGTTTTGGTGCGATGTGCCGCAGCGCCGCAGCAGCAGTGCCGTGACGAATACGCGGTTGGCGCGCTCGTATTGAACGATGGCGCGGTCTGGTTCGTGGTCGCTCATGATGACCTCCGGGTTTGCCAGCCAAGCTTGGCGGCTTCGGAACGGGTGGAACGGGCAGCTTTGCGCGCTGCCAGACGCTCATCGATTTCACGCTCAAGCCTTGCGGTGCGAAGGCGGGCGAGGAAGCGAGGTGTGAAGTTATGCCTAACAAAGACGGTTAATGGCTGGGCAACTGTTTCAGGCTGAAACGCCTCATTTTGCTGCATTGCGGTAATCCTTTGGATTAGCGATGTATTACTTATGGAATCGCAAAGAAGAGACGGCAGAAGCGCCATTGAAAGCACTCCCGCCGCCAGTACGGGCAGGGCCGTTATGTGTGGTGCGGGGGAAACCCTTGCCCGTGCTGCGAAGATTGCCGCGGCGTATCGCCAGTGCGACGAACGCCAGGTTGATGCCGATCCAGATGGCGGCGACGGCGGGCCAGCTCATGCTGCGGCCTTCGCGTCATACGCAGCCATCCAGTCGCGGAGCTTCTGAGCCGTGCTGAACCTGATGTCGCGCTTGTTTTCCAACTGCCCAACAAAGGGGCGGTCGTTCAGGGCCTTCTCTCCGAAGTCCCACTTGGACATGCTATGACGTTCACAGAACGCCTCGATCTCGGTGAGCAGTGTTTCCATGAGCCAGACATTAGGTTGGATACAACCAACTGTCAACGCCGGATACAACCTCCCTTCGCAAAAGAGGTGGATTGGTCCAATCAGGAAGCCATGTCAGATATGCCCTGCCTTGAGGCCATACGTGAGAATCTCCGCCGCATTATGGTTCGGGAAAAGGCAAAGCCGACAACGCTTTCCTTGGCTGTCGGCACCAATCGAACGCTGGTGAAAGACCTTCTGGAGAAGGGCAAGGATGTCCAGATCGGAACTTTAGTTAAGCTGGCAGGCGCATTGAATGTTGACCTTGCCGACCTCTTAGCGTCTCCTAGGGTTTCGATAGTCGGTTATATCGGCGCGGGAGGCGAAGTCATTTTCGAGGATATGGGACGAGAGGACACAGTTCTCCGGCCGCCCGGCATCTCAGGAACACTGGTCGCACTGGTTGTTCGCGGGTCATCAATGCTGCCAAAATATAAAGAGGGCGATGTCATTTATATCCAACGCACGCATGATGGCGTGCTGCCTGAATACATCGGCGAGGACTGCGCTGTCCGCCTGGTGACGGGCGAGACATTCATCAAGCAGCTCATGCGCGGCTCCAGTGATGGGCTGTTCACACTAATCTCCCTGAACGCGCCCCCAATTGAGGACGTGGAGATCGAGTGGGCCACGTTGGTCCGCTTTGTCATGCCCGCAGTATCGAGACGGCTGTCATATTGATGGGGTAAAAGTTGGACAGGGCCAACTTAATCCATTGACAGGTTGGATATAGCCAACTAAACGTGGTTCCAGACAAACGATCTGGACACCGCGCACCATGAAAACCCTCACCCTCTCCGCTGCAATCGCCCTGAGCGTTGCCAGCCCTGCTTATGCCGGTGACTACCTGGCTAAGCCCATCGCTGGTGCAGCCGACGTGCTCACCTATGACAAGGGCGTGCCGATCCTCACCCGTGAGACGGCAAGCGCCATCATCACCGTTCTGTCAGTCGAGGCTTACTACGGTCGCCCGTCATTTGTGGTGGAGGTGTTCAACAAGGGCGCCGCGCCGTTCAACTTCGGCACCGAGAACATCCTTGCCGATGTGGCCGGGGCGAAGAAGCCGATGGTGGTGTACACCCGCAAGGAACTTGAGGCGCAGGCACAGAACCGCGCCGCATGGGCTGCGGTGGGCGCTGCACTGGTTGCCGCGAGCGCCGGGTATTCATCCTACAGCAGCACGACACACACGCCCTATGGCAGCTACCGGACACGCGGCAGCTACTACAACTCGTTTGCCGCACAGATGCAGGCACAGCGGGCCGGTGAGGCAATCAGCGCAGGACTTGGCGAACGGATCGCCGATGCCAAGGCGAACTCGCTGCAGACCACCACGGTTCAACCGGGCGAGGGATACGGCGGGCGCATCGTCCTGTCGAAGCCGTCGGCCAAGTTCCCCGCACCGCTGACGCTCACCATCATGGGTGAAGCCTTTGCATTCGAGGTGACGAAATGAACGCCTTCACGCACATTACCGCCGCCGATCGTGAGGACGCCAAGCGCCTCAACGTGTTCCGCGATGCCTTCGACCAGTTCTCCCGCCTCATGCTTGAGCTTGAGAAGTCGGACGGCAAGTTCACCCGCGCTGCCGATGTGGAGTGGTTCGCGCTGTGCAACGCGCTGATCGAGGTTGCCGACGATGGCGACTTCATGGCCGCTCGCCAGACCGTGATGGATGACAATGGCTGGACGACTGACGGATACCCTGCGGACGAACAGGGCAACCGTGCTGGCGACTATCGCTACAGCACGCGGAGGGCGGCATGAGCGCTTGGCAGATCAAGGTCGATGGCTTCGGCTATCCCTCCATTCACGACACGGACGAAGACGGTAATCCGGGCGACCTGATTGCTCACACCTTTGCCGACCATGAGCATCTTATCTGCTCCGCGCCCGAACTGCTGGCAGCGCTAGAAGGGGCGCACAAGGCCCTGCGGAAGTACGAATGGTACGACAATCCCAAGAGCGGGTGGGCGTTGCCTGAGAACGAGCATCTGCGCGGCTTGGTTGAGGCGGCAATCGCCCAAGCGACAGGTGCAGCATGAACGCGCAGACCCCAATCAAGGACATGCTGGGCCGCTACCTGCTGTGCGGTGAGATCATGCGCACCACGGACGGCAAGGAATGGACCGACGCCAGCAACGAAAGCTGGGAGATTGAGCGGACAGTCCGCGCCCGCCTGATGAGCGAGCTTGGTTTGACCGGCGCTGAACTCGAACTGATCGGGAGCCTCTTGTGATGAGCGAGCAGCACACACCAAGGCCGTGGGAATATCGTGGCGCGGAACACGACGACTGGGGAATCGTTCGCGGTGGCGAGGTTGGCGAATGGGGCATGCGGGGCATCATCTGCCAAGCGCGTGATCCTAAGGTGTTGGACGGGGAAGTCCTCAACGAACACCGCCGTGCGAAAACCGATCCTTGGGAGGCAAATGCCCGCCTGATAGCCGCTGCGCCCGAATTACTGGAAGCGCTGGAAGAAGCCGCCGACACCTTCGACAAGTTCGCCGCTGATCTGCGCGAAGAGGATAGCGAACTCCACGCACAACGGATCGCCGTTGCCGAACTGAAGGCAGAGGAGGCCCACGCTGCCATCGCCAAAGCCCGAGGTGCATCATGAGCGAGCCAGCATTCCCCCAAATCTACGACCGCTTCAAGGACTGCCTTCCGGGCATGTCGATCAGGGATTGGTTTGCCACGCACGCGCCTGAGCCTCCGTCAACGTGGTGGGGCGGTGATCGTCCGGACTGTGCTGGCCGCGCCATGTGGAATTACCAATACGCCGACGCCATGCTTGAAGCCCGCATGGGAGCAGGCGAATGACCCACGATCTCGCGCGCCCCGTCCAGAAGACTTGTGCGAACTGCAGGCATTGGGGCGAATTCGGCCTGTGCCGGGTCCAGAGCGGCGTGAAGTCAGCCGGCGGCATGTCATGGGCTCAGACCGTTACCACACTCCATAACGAAACTTGCCCAGCTTGGGAGGCGGCGAAGTGACCCACGAACTCGCCCGCCTACAGGAGCGCTTCGACGCCGAGGGCGAAACCATCCGCGAAGGTTCGCGCGCTTTCGAACGCCCCATCGGAGAGCCCCCCATGTGGCTCGGCACGCTGCTTGTCATAGCGGTGTGCGTTGTTTCCCTCTTTGGATCGGTATTGCTGTCATGAACGCTCAAACCAAAGTGACTGCAGGACCACCTGTAGTGTATTCCAAGATCGCCGCCGTGCAGGCCGAACTGGCTCAGAGCGGCATCAGCAAGTCGCGCAACAATCAGCAGCAGGGCTACAAGTTCCGGGGCATCGACGAGGTGTACAACACCTTGGCCCCGTTGCTGGCAAAGCATGGGCTTTCGATCCTGCCACGCATCCTGTCGCGTGACCTGGTGGAGCGTAGAACCGCCAAGGGTTCACCGCTGTTCTATGTCGTGGTGGAGGCGGAATTCGATTTCGTCGCCGCCGAGGACGCGAGTGTCCATACCGTCCGCACCTATGGCGAGGCGATGGATAGCGCCGACAAGGCTACCAACAAGGCGATGAGCGCAGCCTACAAATACGCCGCGCTTATGGCCTTCGCTATCCCAACCGAGGGCGACAACGACCCCGACGCGGTGACGCATGAAGTGGCATCATCGGACATGCCAGACAGCGAGTGGGCCAAGCTGGTGCAGCTTATCGAAGCCACCAAGTCGGACACGGGCGCAATGCTCAAGTTCTACAAGGTGCCGGATCTGCGCAAGCTTTCGCAGGACCAATACGGCCACGCGCTGAACATGCTCAACGAGAAGCTGGCAAAGGCGGTCAAGGCAGAAGCCGACGCCAAGGCGATGGAGCCAGCCAATGGTTGACCTCCAGCGCACAGAAACGTGGTTCGCCGACCGCTGCGGCAAGGCAACCGCCAGCGCCATCTATAAGATCATGGCGCGCACCAAGTCAGGCTATGGGGCTGACCGGGCGAACTATCACGCCCAACTTGTCACCGAGCGCCTGACGGGCACTGTGGCGGAAAGCTACAGCAATGCCGCGATGGCTTGGGGTGTCGAGACCGAGGCACAGGCCAGAGCCGCCTATGAGTTTACACAGGGCGTTGGCGTGATGGAAACGGGCTTCATTGCCCATCCATCCATCGCATGGGCTGGTGCGTCCCCAGACGGGCTTATCGGTGATGACGGGTGCCTGGAGATTAAGTGCCCAAATAGCGCGACACACATCGCCACGCTGACCGGCGCGAACATCGACCGCAAGTACGTCCTGCAGGTGCATTTCCAGATGATGTGCACCGAACGCCTGTGGTGTGACTTCGTGAGCTTCGATCCGCGCTTGCCGCTGGAGATGCAGCTTCACGTCGAGCGCGTCCAACGTGACCCTGAACTAACAACTGAGATTGAAAGCGAGGTCAGCAAGTTCCTCGCTGAAGTGGATGAGACGGTCGCCACCCTGCGCGCCCGGTACATGAAGGAAGCAGTAAATGTCTGAACGTTATGACGCCCTGACCGCCCGTGAGAGCAACGGGAAAAGCTACTTCACGAAGCTGGGAGCGATGTTCCCGAACAAGAGCGGCGAAGGCTTTACGCTGGTTCTGGATGCCGTGCCTGCCTCTGTCGATGGCCAGTACCGCATTATCCTGAAGGTGCCGCAGCCCCGCGACAATCAGAGTGGTGGCCAGCAGGGCAACCAGCAGCGCCAACAGGGCGGCAACGGTGGCTGGACCGGACAGGCGCCGGCTGACGATTACGATCAGGACGCGCCGTTCTGATGAAAGTGGATGTTCGCCCCCGCAACCGCAAAGCACCGCGCCCCGCGTGGAAGGTAGCAAAGTCCTACCACCAGTGGTTGCGGGGGCGTCCCTGCTTTTTCGCCGGTCCTGATTGTTCCGGCAACATTGAGGCCGCGCATACGCCCGATCCGATGAGCAAGGGCATGTCTACCAAGGCTGCGGACTGCAACTCCATCCCGGCCTGCCAGCATCACCACCTCACACAAACGGTCAAGGGCTGGTCCGCTGTTGGACTGACCCGCGACAAGGCCACAGAGGCTGGCAACGCTTACTGGCGCGCCTGGCCTGGAAGAATTGAATGGGAGCGCAATCAGTGAACGCGATGACACATATCAGCCACGGCGGGATCGACCGCGCGATTGACGATGCCGAGCGGCTGACTGGCCGTGAGCTAAAGCGCTATTGGAAGCGCGTTGATGTCTCGGATGGCGACGGTTGCTGGCTGTGGCTTGGTAGCAGATTTCCACGCGGGTATGGTTCGTACTGCTTCAGGCGGAAGCGCATTAGGGCCACCAGAATAGCGCTTCTCCTTGATGGCCGACCGATGCCCAAGGATGGGCTCAGGGCGCTCCACTCCTGCGACAATCCGGCTTGCGTCAATCCTAAGCACCTTCGCTGGGGCACAGACCTAGAGAACGCTGCAGACAGAAAATTGAGGGGCAGGGACAATACCGCGAGCGGGCCGCGCCATCGCACGCGAACCAAACCTCACTTGATCCTGAGGGGCGAAGGTCACGGCTGCGCCAAGTTGACCGCAGACGATGTGATCGAAATCAGGCGGGATATCAGAATGCAGCGGGAGATCGCCGCCACATATGGCGTTTCCCGCTCTCTTATTGGTCAAATCCGAACCGGAAAGCTTTGGTCCCATGTCTAACTTCCGCAACGACGTTCCCGTCAGTGAACTGTATCGCCTCGCCGCCCGTGATTGGGTGGACATGGATGCCGCTGCCAGAATGCTGGAAGAAGGCAAGACCACGTACCTGGCGCAGCAGATCGATAAGCTGGGCGACATGCCGCACGCCAAGGCAGAGCGCATGGTGAAGGCCGGCAAGGAATGGGCCGACTACATCAAGAAGATGGTCAACGCCAAGACTGCAGCCAATCGGCAGCGTGTCGAACTCGACTTCCTCAAGATGCGCCACATGGAAACCGTGTCTCACGAAGCGAACGCGCGTTCGGAGCGGAAGCTTTGACCAACCACAGGGCGGTGAAAGCCGTCCGGTACACATAGGAGTGAGTGATGAGTAGGTCTGGATATTGCGAGGACGGCGATATTAATCCTCTGGAGCTAGGACGTTGGCGCGCTCAAGTTGCAAGCTCCATCCGTGGCAAGCGCGGCCAAGCGTTCCTGCGGGAGCTAGTCGAAGCGCTTGATGCGATGCCCGAGAAGCGCCTTATTGCAAGCGATTTGGAACACGCAGGCAATGTTTGCGCAATTGGCAGCGTCGGCCTGAAGCGCGGCGTCGACATGAGCCGACTGGACCCTGAATACCCTGAGGGGATCGCGGGGGAGTTCGGCATTGCTCACCAACTCGTTCGTGAAATCGAGTGGCTGAACGACGAGGGATATTACGGCCAGATGCCCGAAGGCCGTTGGAAGTTCATGCGGGATTGGGCCGTCAGCCAACTCATCGAAGCATGACCAGCCCAACAGCCTCTGTATACATATTAGGGAGAGTTGAGATGAAACAGAGTGATAGCGCTTTCTCTGACGAGAACCGGACTACCGCTGCGGAGCCTGTAGTCTCCGCCCTTCGGGACGGTATTCCTAGCGCGGTGCGCGCATTGCTCGACCAGATTGCTGTCATTGCCAACAATTACGACTTCCTTGACCTTATCGACGACGACCTTGCCAACTACCAAATCTGGAAAGACGGCATCGAACTCGCTGAGGCCTATGGCAACGGTAGTGAGGATGACTGGCTTGCCAAGCAGGCGAAGTGGCTTGGCCTTTGCGCGCAGGTGCAATCATGACCAGAGAAGAAATCGACGCGATTTGGGGCTCCATCGCTGATGCCGCCAAGCGTCGGGAGAAAAACTTGCCGACCGAGCAGCACTGCATCCGTGCGATGTTTGATGCGTGGCAGCGCCTGAAGGAACTTGGCTGGAATGATGCCGTGTACGGCCCGAAGGATGGCACAGTAGTTGAGACAATCAGCGTCGGCTCGACTGGCATCTATCCCGCACATTACATGGGCGATTGGCCGGATGGCCACTGGTGGGTTCATGACGCTGGCGATCTTTGGCCGGCACAGCCTGCATTGTTCCGCCTAGCGAAAGCGATTGAAGCGCAAAGCGGCCAGACCGCAGGGCTGGACCCGAAGGACGAAAGCGCGGTCCGACAGGATGCGCACGTTGCACGGCGATATGACGATCCGGTGGCTTGGCACTTCGAACGGATACTATTCCGAATCCGTAGACTTCAGGCGCCGCGATGACGCGTAGCCATGACCAGCCCAACAGCCTCTGTACACATATTAGGGAGAGTTGAGATGAGTGAACTGAAACCCTGCCCATTTTGTGGGGGTTCTGCGAAAGCGAACCTCCACCTTCGTGATGGGAAGTCTGTCGCTTGCACCAAATGCGGCGCGCGAGTGCATAAGTACCATGGCCCCTCCGGCAGTGCGGAAATCGCAGTCATCCGCGCATGGAACACACGACAAGCGCCCGGAGAACCGCTGTGACCTCAGCCACCATTCACACAAACGCCCGGCCAAGTGACCCCGGCAACTGCCGCGTCAAGGGCATAGACCGTCACGACGCATGGTGTCTGGAATACCTACGGATGAAGCGGAACGGGGAAACAGCGCCGACCAAGCGTGGGCTGCTGTCATGGCTGCGAGGTGGAGCATGAACGCCTGCAAGACATGCGTGTGGGCCAAGTTGCTCCCTGAGGCGGGCCCGGCACCGAAAAAGCCGGATCCGCCCAAGAACCGGCTCCTCCGCCTCCTATGGACAGACCCAGCTGATGACATCTGGAGTGATTACTATTGGGCGGCAAGCCTCCACGCCACACGGGCGAGACATCATTGCGAACTTATCAGTTGCCGCCGCTTCCCCACCCCAATCGACAAATTCAAGACCGATGTATGTGGCGAATGGAAAGCGCCATGACCATCCTCACCATCATAGCCAATACCCTTGGCATTACACCGGATAGCATTGCATCAGGAGCGTTGCTGGACGAGGACTTAGGCGCTGACCTGCTGGACCTGATGGGGCTGGCTTGCGACCTTGAGGAAGCGTTCCTCATCGAGATTCCCGACGCGGACATCACAAGCTGGACGACACCTGCGTGCATCACAAAGTCCGTCCAGGGTCTTGCAAGGGAGGCCGCATAGATGAGCGCGCTACGATGGCCGGCGATGATGAAGCAGCGAACCTCTGCTGAATATTGCGATATGTCCGAAGCCGCGTTCCTGCGGGAAGTCGCAGCCGGGCGCCTGCCGCCGAGCGTGATGTTCGGTGGCCGTGAGCATTGGCACAAGGGCGCACTAGACAAGGCTCTGGCGATGCTTGCCGGTGAGCGTGAAGATGATGCCGAAAGGGAATTCTGGAACCGTGGCAAAGCAGCCTAGCCTAAAGCACGTCAAGTTCACCCGCGCCAAGGGGAAGCTTTACGCCTATTTCAACACGGGCGCGAAGCTGAACGGCAAGCCGGTCTATGCGCCGCTCCCGCCGTTTGGCAGCGTGGGCTTCTATGACAGCTATGCCGCCATGCTTGGCAACAGGACGAAGCGGGGTTCCGCACCCTCCACGGTCAATGCCCTGATCGATCAATACGAGCGCAGCGATGACTACCGCAAGCGCACCGAGGCGACACAGCGCGCCTATTGGTTCGGCCTTAAGCGTGTCCGCGAGGAATTAGGGGCACTGACGATTGACAAGGTGGAGCGCCGCCACGTCCGCGAGGTGGTGAACAACCGCATCACCGGCAACGGATCGCGCAACCTGTTCCTGGCCGTCGTATCCGTGATCTACCGCTATGGCCGTGAGAACGATCTGACCGACGCCAACCCGACCGACGGTATCAAGAAATTCCCCAAGGGTGAGCATGAGCCTTGGCCGGATGAACTGCTTGAGGCAGCGCTCGCCTGCGACAAGGACATGGTGCGCCTTGCCGTGCATCTGCTCTACTACACCGGGCAGCGCATAGGCGACGTCATGAAAATGCGTTGGAGCGACATCAGGGACGGCGCAATCATCGTCACGCCGCAAAAGACCATCCGCTTCAAGAAGGTTCTGCGCATCCCATTGCATAGCGCTCTGGAAGCCGAGCTAGACCGTACCCCGCGCCTTGGCATGACCATTCTGACCGGCAAATACGGCAAGCCTAAGTTCCTTGGCCGGATGCGTTTCGAGCTTCAGGAGTTTGCCGAGGATCTTGGTTTTGAGATCGTCCCGCATGGCCTGCGCAAGAACGCGGTAAACTCGCTGCTTGAGGCGGGATGTACGCCGCATGAGGTCGCCGCGATCACTGGGCAGTCGTTCCAAATGATCGAACATTACGCCAAGCGGGTGAGCCAGCATCGGTTGGGTGAGGCGGCTATTTTGAAGCTGGAAATAGGCGCGCGTCAAAAGGCGATCAAATGAATATTCCGCTTGTATAGTGCGGAAATCCGTACCATACATACGGAATGGAATGGAAAGACTACCTAACCGATCAAGAACGCGACCGCCTCGCTGCGATAGAGGCGGGTAAGCGCGAAGGGCAGCGCGAGAAGCTGCGCATTTACGACCGGTGCAGGAAGCGCATGGCGAAGGAGACCATCAATGTCGGATGA